GTGCGCCTATAGTATAGCTTGTGTACTATTTACATAAAATAAAGCTTGACTTTTGAGTAAAAGTATGGTATAATATAAGGTAGATATTAGGATGTATTTAGTGAAGCAGGTGCGGGACTAAAGATTGAGTGTTGTATAGTTCGTATAGATCCCCTCATCTGTTGCAACCTAAGCAGGGGACTCATGCGAACTAGCGTTAAACACAAGGATACAGGAGAATGTCGTCAGGTGACACCCTAGAAACCAAAGAAAACACCCTAGAAGCCCAAGCAGCAGCTAGAAAAGAGATTAATATTAAAAAAAGACCCAGAGGTAGGCCTAAGCAAAAGGAAATTAAGGCTAAAACTGCAGGGTCTAGAGGTAAAGTAGGCAGACCTAAGGGTGATGCTACTATAATTAATGAGTACAAGGCTAGGATGTTAGCTAGTCCTAAGTCAGTTAAGGTACTAGAGACTATCTTTGAGGCTGCTTTAGACCACGATCACAAGAATCAGGCAGCAGCATGGAAGCTAGTGATGGACAGAATACTCCCAGTAGGTGCATTTGAAAAAGAGGTGGTAAAAGACAATGGAAGAAGTGCAATACAGATTAACATCACTGGTGTCGGAAGCACGGAAATTCTTGGAGGCCCTGAAGACGGAAGCACAATTGAAGGTGAACTCATTGAGGAGTAAACTTTCAGGCTGTGACTGCGGTTGTCAGGAGTGTCAAGAGGAAGATTCTTGAAATACTTCACTAAAGAAGAGTTTAACTGTCAACATACTGGTGAGAACCGTATGGAGGACGAGTTTTTACTCAAGTTAGACCAACTCAGGGACAACTGCGGTTTCCCTTTTGTTATCACCAGCGGCTACAGAAGCCCTAGCCACCCTATAGAAGCTAAAAAGGACGTACCGGGAACCCACGCGCAAGGCATAGCAGCAGACATAAAAATAACAAACGCTGCACACCGGTACACGTTAATAAGAGAAGCTCTATCTATGGGATTTACTGGCATAGGGGTCGCTGGTGACTTTATTCACGTTGATACACGGGGAACTGTTCCTGTGGTTTGGACGTATTCCTAATGTTATTCACTAAAAACGTAAACCTAACAGACACATCTACACAGACTATTATGACTGTTCCTGACAGTTTTGTAGCTCACTGGAACATGCTGTTTGTAGCTAACCTACATAACTCAACTAACGACGTTACTGTGTTTGTAGACAAACCTTCTCCTACTGATGATGTGTACATCTACAATGGAACCACAGTAACTTCTAAAAACAACCTGTTGATCGACGGTGACGCTATCTTTGTACTTCAAGCAGGAGACATAATTAAAGCATCATCAGGATCAGCAGGCAACGTAGAAGTAGTAGTAACTTTTGATCTACAGTATTCTCCTTTTTCTCTCAATAACTTTTAAGCTGGAGTGTAATCTGTGATGATTACCATCGTTGGTGCTGATTGGTGTCCTGCGTGCCGTAGAGCCAAGAAGACTGCCAAAGAGCACAACCTAGACTACAAGTACGTACACATACCTCCGGGTCAAGCCGGTTGGGACTTAGTAGAAGCCGTGAGTGGCAAGAGGAGTATTCCACAAATCTTTTACCACTTTGGTGGTTCAAAAGAATTTAACGAAGCCCTAAACAGCATAGGAGAACTTTCACAATGACTAAACACCTGTTTACTATCTTTGCCTTACTAGTAGCCCCTATTGTCTACGGTAGCACCGTTATCAACTACGACGACGGATCTACGTACACCCTAGAGGACAACCAAGAAATCTACATCAGTACGCCTAGTAGTTCTCTGTTCAAGAGGCAATTGATGGGTAACAAGGACACGTTCTTTCGTGTACAAAAGCCGTGGACTAAGCGTGACTACGTACCCGTGGCATCAGACGACTACACAGTAGGATCACATCAGTGGTGTAAGACTTACGTGCCGTGGAGCGAAGGTTTATCGTTTGACATGATTACGTGGCAACGGTCCTGTGACACCGACAACGACGGTAAGTACGGCTGTGGTGACTCTCAGTTTGATAACTCAGAAGACGCTGGGGTTTGTAACTAGACCAAGTGACAGACTTAAACGTACAACTGTTGCCGTGGCAGCAGGAAGTCTACTCTGATCCTACTAGGTTCAAGGTAGTAGCCGCAGGACGGAGAACAGGGAAGTCCCGTCTTGCTGCTTGGATGTTAATCATTAATGCACTACAGACCGATAGAGGTCAAGTTTTTTACGTTGCGCCTACGCAGGGCCAAGCAAGAGACATCATGTGGCAAACCCTGCTAGAGCTAGGACACCCTGTTATCTCAGGTTCGCACATAAACAACCTGCAGATCAAGCTGGTCAACGGGGCCATGATTAGTCTCAAGGGAGCCGATAGGCCAGAGACAATGCGTGGTGTGTCCTTGAAGTTTCTCGTGATGGACGAGTACGCAGACATGAAGCCTGACGTATGGGAACAGATACTCCGTCCAGCACTGGCAGACCAAAAAGGTTCTGCGATGTTCATAGGTACGCCTATGGGACGTAATCACTTCTACGAGTTGTACAAGTACGCGGAGTTAGGTGACGATGAAACTTACCGGGGCTGGCATTTCACCAGCTACGACAACCCTCTGTTGGACCCGTCTGAAATCGACATGGCGAAGAAATCAATGTCGAGTTACGCCTTTAGACAGGAGTTCATGGCCTCATTTGAAGCCAGAGGCTCAGAGATGTTCAGAGAAGATTGGGTACAGTTCGGAGAAGAGCCAGAGGTTGGAGATTACTATATAGCTGTTGACCTAGCTGGATTTGAGGAAGTAAACAAGAAACGGACGAAGAACGCTAAACTAGATGAAACCGCAATCGCTGTTGTTAAAGTTAGTCCTGATGGTTGGTACGTTGATAACATTATATATGGGCGGTGGAGCCTTGACGAGACTGCCACCAAGATATTTCAGGCCGTCAGAGATTACCGTCCTATCAGCGTTGGTATTGAACGAGGCATCGCAAAGCAGGCTGTAATGTCGCCTCTGATGGACCTACAGAAGCGCTACGGGACGTTCTTCAGAGTCGAGGAGCTAACCCACGGTAACAAGAAGAAGACTGACAGGGTAATGTGGGCGTTGCAGGGACGCTTTGAGAACGGCTACGTAACACTGAGTAAAGGCGAGTGGAACTCTAGGTTCTTGGACCAACTGTTCCAGTTTCCAGATCCTCTGACCCACGACGACTTGATTGACGCTTTGGCTTACGTAGATCAGTTAGCACAAGTAGCGTACCACTACGATTTTGAAATAGACGACCACGAACTACTAGATGTAGTAGCAGGATACTAAAGTGAATCACAGAGTTTTTAGACCGTTTAACACCTATGGCATCTACGCTATTTCTGCCGTAGTGTTTTTTACACTTGGTTACAGCGTAGCAATACTTTAAGGAAAGTACTATGGCAGAAGATATCTATAGCCCAGACCCTCTGATGATTGAAGAGTCTCTGGAAGAGTGGGTGATGACCAAGTGTGAAAACTGGCGTGACCACTACGAGTCAAACTACGAAGCAAAGTTTGAAGAGTACTACAGGCTCTGGAGAGGACAGTGGGATCCTGCAGATTCTCAGAGAGGATCAGAGCGTTCCAGAATCATATCTCCTGCGCTACAACAAGCCGTAGAGTCTAACGTAGCAGAGCTAGAGGAAGCCACGTTTGGCAGAGGTAAGTGGTTTGACATCGCTGACGACACTAACGACAAAGACCGTCAGGACATACAGTACCTCCGTAACAAGCTAACAGAAGACTTTGAGAACTGTAAAGTACGTAAGGCTGTTGCAGAGTGTCTAATTAACTCTGCTGTGTTTGGCACGGGCATAGGAGAAGTAGTTCTTGAGGAGATCAAGGAGATGGCTCCTGCTACTCAGCCTATTATGGAAGGACAGTTGCAGGCTGTAGGTGTAAACATTACTGACAGAATCGTTGTTAAACTCAAGCCAGTACTGCCTCAAAACTTTCTCATAGACCCTGTAGCAACGACTGTAGAAGACGCTATGGGTGTAGCTATTGATGAGTTTGTATCTAAGCACGCTATAGAACTTCTACAAGAGCAAGAGGTGTACAGGGACGTTTACATTGAATCTGCAGCGCCTGACTCAGACTTAGAACCTGACCAAGATCTCACGATCTACAACGACGACAAGGTACGCCTGACGAAGTACTACGGACTCGTACCTCGTGAGTTGCTTGAGGCTGAAGATGTAGAAGTAGAGTCAGAGTCAATGTACGTTGAAGCTATTGTAGTTATTGCTAACGGTGGTACACTGCTAAAAGCTGAGGCTAATCCGTACATGATGGGTGATCGTCCTGTGGTAGCTTTTCCTTGGGACGTAGTTCCTGGAAGATTCTGGGGGCGTGGCGTATGCGAAAAAGGCTACAACAGCCAGAAGGCGCTAGACACAGAGCTACGCGCACGTATTGACGCACTGAGTCTCACAATTCATCCTATGCTTGCTATTGACGCAACTAGGCTACCTCGTGGTGCTAAACCTGAAGTACGTCCGGGCAAAATGATTCTAACTAACGGAGATCCGCGTGAAGTCTTACAGCCGTTTAACTTTGGACAAGTTGGTCAAATTACTTTCGCACAAGCACAAGCGCTTCAGCAGATGGTTCAGCAGGCTACAGGAGCGGTTGATTCAGCAGGAATTGCTGGCAACGTTAATGGTGAAGCTACTGCCGCTGGCATTAGTATGTCTCTTGGTGCTATTATTAAACGTCATAAGCGCACCCTGATTAACTTCCAGCAGTCTTTTCTGTTACCTTTTGTATCTAAAGCTGCACACAGGTACATGCAGTTTGACCCTGAGAACTATCCGGTAGCTGACTACAAGTTCAACGCTACGTCTACTCTAGGTATTATTGCTCGTGAATACGAGGTAGGACAGCTTGTACAATTGTTGCAGACCATGAAGCAAGACAGTCCTAGCTATCCTATATTAATTCAAAGCATTATCGACAACATGAACTTGAGCAACCGTGAAGAGTTAATTGCGTCTATGCAACAGGCGTCTCAACCAGATCCGCAGGCACAGCAGATGGCTCAGATGGCTCAAGAAGCACAACTGCAGTTTCAACAAGCTCAAACCGCAGCACTACAGGGACAAGCTGCTGAGTCTCAAGCTAGGGCTACTAAGTATCTTATCGACTCTGAGTTGGCTCCAGAAGAACTTGAAATTGATAAAATTAACGCTATTACACGTAATCTTAGAGACGGAGATGCAGATGACCGAGAGTTTGAACGTCGGTTAAAAATCGCTGAAGTAGCGTTAAAAGAAAAGGCACTAGATAATAAAGGAGTAACACCTCGTGTTAATGACACAGACAGAAATGAACAGCTTCCTGAGCCAAATCAACCAAGCGTTCCAGGATCAGTTCAACCGTTTAGACGAGATGGAGCGCAAACTCGTGGACCTAGAGGACCAAATGTCGGACCTGCGCCAGAAGGAGGACTCTAACAGTGCCAAAGGAAAAAGACCCAAAACTAGCAAGAGCGGGCGTGTCGGGGTACAACAAGCCAAAGAGGACGCCTAGTCACCCCACGAAGTCACACGTAGTTGTGGCTAAATGTGACGACGGTAAAGTTAAGACTATCCGGTTTGGACAACAAGGAGTATCAGGTGCTGGGAAGAGTCCTAAGACTGATAAGGAGAAAGCGAGGCGTAAGTCCTTTAAGGCTCGTCACGCTAAAAACATAGCCAAAGGGAAGTGTTCTGCGGCTTATTGGGCAAACAAGGTAAAATGGTAAGGAGATAGCTATGCCAAAAGGAAAAGGAACATACGGAAGTATAGTAGGAAGACCACCTAAAAAGAAAAAGAAGAAGGTTAAGAAATAATGCCTAGGGGACTATACAGCAACATACACGCTAAACGTAAGCGTATCAAGGCTGGATCAGGTGAAACTATGCGTAAACCAGGATCAAAAGGCGCTCCTAAAGCTTCTGCTTTTAAGAAAGCTAAGAAAACAGCCAAGAAACGGTAAAATTTACATAAAATAATACTTGACTTTTAGTCAAAAGTATGGTATAATATAGGTGTACTTAGGTACACTTAATACAACAGAGACAACCCAAGAGGCCTCAAGATGGATCAAGAAACACAGCAGTACTACGACGCATACTTTAGTCTTTTTATTACTGATGGCTGGAAGCAACTTGTGCAAGACTTTGGCAACAATGCTTTACAGATTAACAGTATAGAAGCAACTAAAGATGCTGACGATATGTTCTTTCGTAAGGGACAACTAAACGTATTAGCCCACTTAATCAACATGGAAACTATCGTTACAACTAACTACGAAGAGGCATCTAAGCCTCCAGAAGAAGATGATTAAAGTATTTGACTTTCGTTGTACTAACGGACATACCTTTGAAGAATTTGTAGAGTCAGGGACTACATCCAGTAGGTGCGGATGTGGTGCTAACGCTACAAAGATTGTATCAGCAACTCGACATATCCTTGACGGTTCCTCTGGGGATTTTCCCGGCAGGCACATGAAGTGGGTACGTGAACACGAGAAGGCTGGGCAAACCACGCGGGAAACCTCATAGGCCAACTCCCATTTAATCCTCCATAACCTAATAATAATAGGCGGGGTAAGTTTAGAATGTCACGAGCAACATTAATTGATGAGCGTAAGGAAGAAGAATTAGAAGCAACAGACCAACTCGACACACAAGATACTGTAGAGACTCCTGAAGAGGAACAACCTCAGCAGCCCGAAGTTCCGGAAAAGTACCAAGGTAAATCTGTTGAAGACCTCGTACAGATGCACCAAGAACTTGAGAAGTTTTCAGGTAAACAGAGTACGGAAGTTGGCGAGTTACGTAAAGTTGTTGATGATTACATCCAGACACAACTCTCAGACCAACAAGCACCTCAACAACAGCAACAACAAGATGATAACGATGACGATGTAGATTTCTTTGTCGATCCTAAGACCGCTGTTAGTAGAGCTATAGACAACCACCCTAAGATCAAAGAAGCACAGGCTTACACACAACAATACAAACAACAGGCTACTCTTGCACAACTCAAGTCCTCTCATCCTGAGATGGAACAGATACTGCAAGACCCCAAGTTTGCTGAGTGGATCAAAGGGTCAAAAGTCCGAACACAGTTGTTTGTTCAGGCAGACCAACAGTACGATTACGATTCTGCAAATGAGCTATTTAGCCTCTGGAAAGAGCGCAACCAGATAGTTCAACAGACTGCACAAGCAGAAAAAGCAGCACGTAAGAGTTCAGTTAAGACTGCATCAACAGGCAACGCTCGCGGAACAGCAGAAGGATCTCGTCGTAAGGTTTATCGTCGTGCTGACATTATTAAACTTATGAGAACCGACCCAGAGCGCTATCAGTCCATGTCGGACGAACTACTCAAAGCGTATTCAGAGGGTCGGGTCCGATAGCCTAAAGGAGAATTACAATGGCTAATGAAACTTCTGGTGCCTATTTTACAGCTAATGCTGTAGTAGACAAAACTGCTGCTGGGACTTTTATCCCAGAAATCTGGAGCGATGAAGTAATCGCTGCTTACCAAAAGAACCTGAAGATGGCTCCTCTTGTCAAGCGTCTCGCTATGTCTGGCAAGAAAGGTGACGTTATTCACATCCCTAAGCCCATCCGTGGTGCTGCATCTGCTAAGGCAGAAGCTGTAGCAGTTACGATTCAAGCTAACCTAGAAACTGAGTTGCAAGTAACTGTTGACCGTCACTTTGAGTACTCACGTCTCATTGAGGACATCGTAGAAGTACAGGCTCTGTCTTCTCTGCGACAGTTCTACACCGAAGACGCTGGCTACCAGCTTGCTCTGAAGGTAGACACTGACCTCATCAACGCTGCTACTGGCTTTGGTAACGGTACTCGTACTCAGTCTCCTGCTGCTACTGGTGCTAACTGGGTTAACACTAACAGCTACTACTTTAACGCTGCTACTGGTATTTCTACCTATGCAGTGGATACTGTAGCTACAGGCGACAACTTTACGGATCTTGGATTCCGCGAAGCTATTAAGCTGATGGATGACGCTGACGTACCTATGGATGGACGAGTTCTCGTTATTCCTCCTGCGTCACGTAAGTCAATCATGGGCATTGAGCGCTACGTGTCTTCTGATTTCGTAGGTGGTCGTGGTGTTGAGTCAGGACTCATCGGTAACTTGTACGGTGTTGACGTATACGTTTCTAGCAACTGTCCCGTAATTGAGACAGGTGGTGAGAACGGTGCTTCATCTCTTGATACCCGTGGTTGCTTGTTCTTCCACAAAGACGCTCTCGTAATGGCAGAGCAAATGGCTGTACGTTCTCAGACCCAGTACAAGCAAGAGTACCTCTCTACTCTGTACACGGCTGACACTCTGTACGGTGTTGAGACTTACCGTCCCGAAGCAGGATTCATCCTCGCTGTTGCTGACGAGTAAAACTCTAGGGGGTCAGCAATGGCCCCTTTTTCTTTCCTTGTTTGTTTTCTTAGGAGTAGTCTATGCCTATATTTAGAGGCACAGGTGGTTCAGGTGATGCCTCTACAGATGCGTATGCGTCACAGGTAGCTACCAGCGCCCAGACTGCTACTACAAAAGCAAACGAAGCTGCTACCAGTGCAACTAATGCTGCTACGTCAGAAACTAATGCAGCAACTAGTGCAACTAGCGCATCATCTAGTGCTACAACAGCAACAACACAAGCCACAACAGCAACAACACAAGCCACAACATCAACTACGCAGGCCTCTGCTGCATCTACATCTGCAACAGCGGCTGCAACATCTGCTACGTCTGCTGCTACATCTGCTACTACAGCAACAACACAGGCTACTACAGCTACTACTAAAGCCAGTGAAGCCAGCACAAGTGCTACTAATGCAGCTACCAGCGCAACCACAGCAACAACACAAGCAACAACAGCGACTACACAGGCTACTAACGCAGCCTCTAGCGCCACTGCAGCGGCCTCCAGTGCAACGGCAGCAGCCTCTAGTGCTACAGCAGCAGCTACGTCTGCAACAGCCGCAGAAGCCGCTAAGGACGCTATTGACGGGCTTTACTTAGGCGCACAATCAAGTAACCCAACTGTTGACCTAAACGGTGACGCAGTAACAGCAGGTGATTGGTACTTTAATACGTCAGATAACAGCACTAGGATTTACACTGGTAGTGCTTGGGATAGTATTAACCCAGACCTCATCGGTGACACTACGCCACAGTTAGGCGGTAACTTAGACCTTAACAGTAAGGATGTTACTGGCACAGGTAACGTAAATATCACAGGCAATATAAGCCTTAGTGGTACTGTAGATGGTCGTGACGTTGCTGCTGATGGTACAAAGCTAGACGGTGTTGAAGCTAGTGCAGACGTGACTGATGCAACTAATGTTGCTGCTGCGGGTGCCTTGATGGATTCTGAGGTTACTAATCTTGCCCAAGTAAAAGCGTTTAGTTCTGCTGATTACGCTACGGCTGCACAAGGCACTAAAGCTGATACAGCACACGGCTGGGGTAATCACGCTAGTGCTGGGTATCTCACAGGCAACCAAACGATCACACTGTCCGGTGCAGTCACTGGCTCTGGTACAACTTCTATTTCTACAACACTGTCAACTGTTGACGGAGGAACTTATTAATGACTACAATTAAGCTAAAGAACGGTTCAGGCGCACCAGCGACAAGTGATCTTGTTCAGGGCGAACCTGCGCTGGATCTTACTAATAAGCGCCTCTACACAGAAAACGCAAGTGGTGCTATAATTGAAATAGGTACTAGCCCTAGTACTATTGATATTAATGCAGGTACTATTGATGGCACTGTTATTGGAGGCTCTACAGCCGCCGCAGGTACGTTTACAACGATTACTGGCACCACTATAACGGCTACTGGCACGGTCACCATTAATAATGACGGTGGTTCTAGTTTCAGCCATTCCCGCCTAATACTAGATTCTAATGGCGCTAGTCGTGCGGCAGGCATATTTAGTCACAACCAAGTAAACGACACAGAGTGGTTTTTTGGAAACCCTTATGACACTCCTGATTCGTTTGCGATTAACAGGCAAGCTACTGCCTCGCATAATGACTCAACGTCAAACAAAACTAATTCGTTAGTTACGGTTGATAGCTCTGGTAATGTTGGTATTGGTTCGACTTCAAACCATGCTGGCGCAAGAGTTGTTATCAATGACACCCCGCCAACAGCTTTTGGCAGTCCGATGTTTCAAGTTGGTCAAGAGACATTCACGAGTAGTGGCTATTATTCTATTGGCTTAGGATACACGGCTGGAAGCTACACGGAGCCGCCCGCAGAGATTGCCGCAGTTGCTACTTCCTCATCTGGCGGTACTACCGCAGATATTGTTTTTGGCACAAGAAACGTTACCACTAACACGGCTGTTACAGAGCGTATGCGTATAGATAGCTCTGGCAACGTAGGTATTGGTACTACGAGTCCAACAGGTGCGCTTACGATTTCTAAAGCGTCTAGTGATAATGCAATAAATCTTATTAGAACTGGCAGTAATACAGCTAATGCGTGGATCTGGGCTAACTCAGACAAAATAAGATTTGGTGACGATAACTCAGGCAATCCTAATAACACGCGGATGTGCATCACGACTGATACAGGTCGAGTTGGCATTGGCACTACGAGTCCTGCAAGTCAAAGTGGATTTGGAACGCCTCTGTTAGAAGTTCGCGGTTCCTCTGGTGGTAGTTTACTGTCAACCAATAGCACCACCGGACTTGAGGCCACTTTTGTTGCTTTTTCTACAGGCATCAACATTGCTTCCGCAGGTGCGGCAACTGCTTCTACTGGCAACAACATAGTTTTTAGAACGGGAAGCACTAATAGCGATTACAACTCGACAGAGCGTATGCGTATTGATAGCTCTGGCGGTGTCATATTTAAAGGTTCTTTAGCAAGTCACCAAACCAATGCGGGTGTTGTTGAATACAGCAGTAACATAACCTCAATACACAGTTATGGCGCAACTTCTGGCACAGGACAAATGCGCTTTTTAACGGGTGGCGGTGGTGGGAGCGGTACGTCAGAAGCCATGCGTATTGATAGCTCTGGTAACTTGATGGTTGGTGTAACATCTACATATAGCACATCTCCAAAAGTTGCGATAGGTATACAAAGCACAGGCACTGGATTAGAAATGCACAATAGCGGCGGTACTGGTTGGACTGCTATTAGATTTCATACAGGGTCTACTTTGGCTGGGTACATTAGCGTTGGCACAACAACCACAACTTACAACACATCCTCAGACCAGCGCCTCAAAGAAAACATTGTAGACGCACCAGCAGGTAACATTGATGATATCCGTGTACGTTCTTTTGATTGGAAGGCTGACGGATCACACCAGACCTACGGCATGGTTGCACAAGAACTCGTTGACGTTGCACCTGAAGCAGTAACACAAGGTGAAACTGAAGACGATATGTGGGCTGTTGATTACAGCAAGCTAGTCCCAATGATGATTAAAGAAATTCAAGACTTAAAAGCCGAAGTAATGGCACTCAAAGGAGAATAAACAATGGCACACACATGGACTGTAGGCGCAATGGATTACACCGTTTCACAAGACGGACACACCAACGTAGTCAACACCGTACATTGGCGTTGCTCAAAGACTGTCGGAGAAAACTCTGGCTCATCCTACGGCACTGTAGGGCTTGAGGCTCCGGGTGAGTCGTTTGTTGCATGGGACGATATCACTGAAGCTACGGCTGTTGGCTGGGCTAAGGCGGCTTTGGGTGACGATGAAGTAGCCGCTGTTGAAGCCGCTATTGACGCACAGATTGCTGAACTTGCTACACCTGCAACTGGCACTGGCGTTTCTTGGTAAGCTAATGAATGGATCCTCTTTCTTTAATTGCTATGGCGTCTACAACCTTCAAAGGTGTACAGACGCTTGTAAACAGAGGTGCTGAGATTGAGCACGTTGCTCAGAAGTTAGGGCAGTGGTACAGCTTTGCATCTGACATAAAACAAGCAGAAAAAGAAGCTGAGAATCCCGGTGTATTCAAAAAGTTATTTGATGGTAACACCGTAGAGCAACAAGCACTCAACAGCGTCATAGCTAAGAAAAAGCTAGAGGAGCAAGAGAAACAGATACGAGAACTCATTGTGTGGTCTTATGGTGTCGAGACTTATCAAGAGATGATAATGCTAAGGCGTAAGATTAAAGCACAAAGAGAAGAGGTAATCTATAAGCAACGCAAGAGGCAACGTATGCTGCTAGACACTTTTCTTGTATCTATAGCCGCTGTCGTAACAGCCAGTATTATTTACGGCACGACAGTAATTATCAAAGGTGCATAAGGATGGCAGATCAAGGTATGAAAGAGGTAATGGATACAGTTTCTGTAGCAACTGGTGTTGGTGCCTTGGCTGGCGTACTGCCTTCCTTAGCTGCGTTGTTGACACTCGTGTGGACAGGTATACGCATTTGGGAAACAGATACGGTGCAAGGCTGGCGTAACAGAGGTAAGTCGTAAGTGTGGCAAGCCCTGATTAGTCCTATTGCTGGACTTGCTAAGACTTGGATGAGCAATCGTCACGAGCAATCACAAGCTAAACATGTAGCTAAGATGCAAGTAATACAGAACACAGCATCTTGGGAACAGCACATGGCACAGGCTAGTGCATCCTCGTGGAAAGACGAGTGGTTCACAGTAGTCCTGAGTGCGCCTGTAATAGCTATTATGTGGGGCGTAGGTATGAACGATCTTGATATCATTGGTCGCGTAGGCATTGCCTTTGCAGAGCTAGGGAAGCTACCTGAGTGGTATCAATATCTTTTGTACGTTGCAGTCACAGCCAGCTTTGGCATACGTGGTGCTGACAAGCTGATGCAGCTAAAGGGTGGTAAGTAATTATGGCAGAAGACATTCTTCCTACAATGGATGATGTAGTTGAAGGCTACACCCTTGCTGAACTACTAGAATATCTTAGGGCTAGGTTTAACGCTTTGTCTCCTTCTGGGGTAGCCAACCAAGAATTTAAAACACTAGACGCTTATCTTAGAAGTTTTTTTGGTGATCTACCAGAAGGTGCTATTGATTGGGAGTCAGGCGATTTAGACGGTGACGGAGTAAACGAACTTTACGCTGTAGATGCTGACGGTAATCCAGTTACTGTTTACGGCTACGATGACGATAGAAACATTACGACTACTTCTTATGCTGATTGGAGCGCACCAGACCTCTCTGAGTTAATTGAGAAGTACGGTGAAGACGCTGTTAATGATCTCAAAGGCAAGTACGACGAACTCGTAGATTTTATTGGTAACATACCAGAAGATCCTCTAGGCTCTATAAAAAAGATGGCAGAAGTTTTTATAGAAGGTGCTACTGGTATATCTCCAGATTGTCAGAAGCAAACCACAGGAACAGAAACAGAACTTGAAACGTGGATTCTTGACTGTGTTAACATGGGAATACTAGTTGACATAGGTATTCCAAGTCTTCCGGGTTTAGGTGGTATATTTAAGAGTACTACACTGCGTGACATTAAAAACACAGCAGAAGAAATTGGATCAACCTTAGAAGACTTTATTAACGGCGATTTAAATTGTACAACAAAGCAAGAAGACGGAACAGAAGTAGAAACAGATTGCACTCCAGAATTAATCCTTAACAAAATAGGCGATTGGGTTGTTGGTGCTGTTAAGGATATCTTTGGTGGTGTTGATGATATAGACAGTATAGACATTGAAACTATTCTAGGTAAACTAGGTGGAATCTTTGGTCCTGTACTAAGTGGTATTATTTACGACCAGTTTAAAGACCTTATTAACAAAGAAATTGAAAACACTATAGGTATACCTGTTATACCTTTTCAACCTTTAGATGACTGCACAAAAAAGGGTCTTGAGACAATAAAAGAAGACGACGGTTCTTTAGTGTGTGGTGAGTGTACTGGAGTATCAGAAGATGGTACGCCGTTTGTATTTAATCAGGATACAGATGTCTGTGAAGACCCTACCATTGTAGAAGACTTTGATTGCTCTACGGTTGGAAAGCAGGGTGGCATGGTTCAAGCAGGAACTGAAAAACAAGATGAAAATTGTGGTGAGTGTTTAGAAGGCTACGAAGAAGACGCTGATGGAAACTGCATAGAAAAAGAAGTACCGCCAGAGTGCGAAGGACCAACAGCAGAAGAATGCACAGGGCTTCACAAAGAACACATTCCTTGTACAGACCTTGAGGACGCAAGCTGCGGCGAGTGCTTAGAAGGGTACACAGAAAATAGAGAGGGCGTGTGTATTAAAGACGGTGACGGAACTTACGATCCCGTCTGTACTGAGCCTAGACCTTCAGGTGCTCTAACTTTTGATCTTCAAGATCAACAACGTGCTTGGGATAACAAGTGTCGAGAAACCCACTGTGAGTCAGGAGTACCAATAGAGGACGATCCAGATTGTTACGGTACTGACGGTGGTAACGGCCCTGACGACCTATGTGACGATGGTTCTGAGCCTTTCTATATTAATTTTGACGAAGACAAAGATGGAGCCTTTACAGACCCTCGTAACGGAAAGAACTATACTTACGATCCTTGCGATCAAACTCAGCCACCTGTTGAAGTACCCGGTCCTGATGACGGCAACGATGAGTGTCCCGATCCAAATCAAGTACGCAGAGGTGGCATCGCTGGTGCAGCTTGTGTAACAGTAGGTCAAGTTTGTTTTGCGGAGCCTAGTAAATATCCCGGAGACTCTACAACTACACAGCAAGGACAGTACAGCACAGAAGGTTTCTGTATTGATGTCAGCGGTGGTCAATGCACAAACGGTAATGAACCTGAGTATTTACCTGAAGATACTGACCAAGATGGTGCTTTTTTCTACCAAGGTGATTCAATTACCTATGACCCGTGTGCAGACGACCTCTCCAGTTCTATGTACTTTACACCGGCTCCTGAGTTAGTGTGTAACGATGAAAACGCAGACCCGCCTGCAGGTGACGACGGTGGATGTGGTCCTTGTAAGAGTGATTATGCCAAGCCAGAAGGGTACGACGTTTGTACTTCAATAGTAGATATATGTGCTGCACAAAATGTTCCCGGCTACGGACCAGACGATGCGCCGTGTAAAGACATAGACACTACAGATCCGTGTACACAGGAAGACCCTAACTCTCAATCAGATGGACAAGGTGGCTGTGAGTGTAAACAGGACTACGTACTGGATAACGACGAAAACAGCGCAACTTTCGGTAAATGTGTGGGATCAAAACAAGGTCCACAGGAGTCGTGTAGCGACAAAAATGCAACTAATAACGGAGAACTAGGACCGTGTGTTTGTCCTGACGGCTTTACAGTAAGTAAAGACGGTAAAACCTGTATTTCGGGGACCGGTGTAGAGTGTCCTGACGGGACTATGGCTCCTACGTTAGAGGACTGCGGTACAGGCACTACACCTTGTGACCAACAAGACAGAGTAACAAACGAAGACGGCTCGTGTGGCGAGTGTAAACCTGGATTTATAGAAGATCCTGAAGGTTTTGACCAGTGTATCCAAGCACCTCCAGAGTGTAACGACTGTACCTGTGCTGAGTACGCCGCAGATAACCCTAAAGAGTGTACTACGTGTCCTGAAGGTCAATCTTACTGTGACTCTACAGGCCAATGCGAGACTGCTGAAAACTGCCCTGACGGGCCTGAGCCTCCTCCAGAAACCGGCGGTGGCGGCGGAGGCGGCGGAGGCGGCGGTGGTATGTTTCAGCCATACACTTTTGCCATAGCCGCAGACCCTCAGTTACAAACTCGACAAGAGTTTCCTATTACAGATTTCTTAGCTGGTATCTTTACTGGCACTGGAGGCGGTAAAGCATGACATATTTAAACTTAGTAAACAACGTCCTCAGACGCTTACGTGAAGACGAGGTGTCTAGTGTACAAGATACAACCTACAGTAAACTGGCGGGTGACTTAGTAAACGATGCCAAGAGAATGGTAGAGGACGCTTGGGATTGGTCAGCACTCAGGACT